ACAACGATTCGCCGACGATGAAGATTTCGGCGTGCTCATAGAAATGCTACGCCTCGACTACTTCGAGGAATGGTGCAAGGAACGTGACCCCGCCCAGCGGGAGCGCTTACATCTAAAACAAGAAGCGCTTGAAGACCTGGTTGTGCAAATACGCGCAGTCGCGGATCAAGTCGCTTTCAATAAGCGGAATTTATGATGAGTGATAAAATAGAAAGCAATGAATCCCAACATGTGGGGTCTATTGAATTGGGCGATGCCCAAGCAGCGATTTTGAGTTTGATGGAGCCAGAAGGCCAAACCGAAGATTCAAATGAGGTTGTTGAAAATGAGTCCTTAGATGAGGGCGAGGTGTTAGAAGAGGCTGAGTATGAGGAGTCCGAAGAGGATCTCGATTCAGATGAAGATGATGCCGAACTGTTGGACGATGAAGACTACGACTCAGACGAAGATGAGGACAGTCAGCCTGAGAACTTCACGGTCAAAGTTGCCGGTGAAGAAATCTCTGTTGACCTGGACGAACTTAAAAATGGGTATTCACGCACAGCAGACTACACCAAGAAGAGCCAAGCACTGGCAGAAGAGCGAAAGCAATTCGGTCAGGACAGAGACGCGGTTCTCCTTGAGCGGCAGCAATACAGCCAACTTTTAGGCGCATTGCAACAGCAGCTGACGGCTATTGACGAGCCTGCGCCAGATTGGGACCGACTATATGACGAGGACCCTATCGAAGGTGCAAGGCAAGAACGACAGTACAGATTGAGAAGTGAGCAGCGAGCGCAAAAGATGCAGGCCATTGCGATAGAGCAGCAGCGTGTGAATGACGCTAACGCCCAAGAGCAACAGCAGCAAATGCGTGGACTGATAAAGAGTGAGGCAGCGCAATTACCCGACCTTATCCCTGAGTGGAAGGACGAGGCGATTGCCAATAAACAGCGAGAGCAGCTTAGAGAATACCTCATTAACCAGGGCGTAGCTGAAGAAGAGCTAGGCGCACTGGTCAGGGCTAACCACATAAAAGTCCTGCGAAAAGCAATGCTTTACGACCAAGGTCAGAAGCGCGTTCGCAAAGCTCAGAAAGCTGGGCAGGGTGGTAAAACTGTACGGTCTGGATCACGTCAACAGCAGGTAAAGCCTAGTCAGCGCAAAACTAAAGCCGCATTTCAACGTCTCAAACTAAATGGCAGCGCAGAAAACGCAGCCTCAATTATTGAATCTATGCTCTAGGAATTACCATGACAATTATCGCAAACACTTTTCTTCGCTATGACGCTAAGGGCGTTCGTGAAGACCTTTCTAATATTATTACTATGATCTCTCCAGAGACTCGTCCTTTCATGTCCAACATGACAAAGAAGCGCTCTGTCTCTAACACGTTTTTCGAGTGGCAGACCGATGATCTTGGTGCCGCAGGTGCTAACCATCACTTGGAAGGTGACGACTTAGCTTCGTTTACCGCAGTTACTCCAACTACTCGCCTGGGTAACTACACACAGATCTCTCGCAAAGACTTTATTGTGTCCGACACAATGTCTGCGTTAGACCTTGCTGGTCGCCGCGCAGAAGTTGCCTATCAGATCAGCATGGCAGGCAAGCGTCTTGCTAACGATATGGAACATAACCTTTGTGGTTTGAATCACGCAGCGGTAGGTGGTAACTCAACCACAGCACGAAAGACTGCGCCATTGGCTGCATTCATTCGCACGAACCGTTCAAATGGTACTAACGGCGCAGCGCCTACGGTATCTGGCGGTGTTGTAAACGCTGGCGCTACTGATGGCACGCAGCGGGCAATGACAGAAGCAATGCTTAAAGCAGTGCTGCAGGGCGTTTTTACAAACGGCGGATCGCCACGATTCGTGTTAGTAGGTCCACACGTCAAGACTGTGATCTCTGGCTTTGCTGGTATTGCCGCTCAGCGTTATCAAGCGCCTAGCGACTCTCCAACAACTATTATCGGTGCCGCCGATGTATATTTGTCAGATTTTGGAAGTGTGGCTATTGTCCCCTCAACAAAATCGCGCGCAAGAGATGCGTATGTGATTGACCCAGATCTGGTAGAGGTGGCTACGCTAAGACCTATCCAAGCGACTGAGCTGGCAAAGACCGGCGATGCTCAAAAGTATCTGACTTTATGTGAGTATGGTTTGGTCGTTACTCAAGAAGCTGGTCTTGGTGTTATAGCTGACCTATCCACTAGCTAATAGGAAACGTATGGAAATCAAACGCAACCTGTCTAACGATGCCGCAAGCGGCATCAAGACCGACTTCATTTATGAGGCTGGCGAGACGCTGAAAGATGACAAGATCACTATTGCGTCTTCGCAAGATGTGACTGGCATCCTTGAATCGAACAAGCGCGCCCGTAATGAAATTGACCGCCATCAAAAGCATGGCGAGTGGTCGCGGGTGGCATCCCTGCCTCTGTCAATCTATTACGATCTGAAAGCAAAAGGTATTGCCGACGATCCTAAGCAATTGGCTAAGTGGTTGAACGACTCAGAGAACCGCGCGTTTCGTACAAGAGACGCGCGAATCTGATGGCGATTTCTACTTACTCTGAGCTTCAAGCAAGCATCAGCGATTGGCTTAACAGATCTGATCTGGCCGCTGCAACAAAGGACTTTATTGCCTTAGCAGAGGCCCAGTTTCAGCGCTCTGTGCGACACCGCTACATGATTACCAGATCACAAGCGACCATCGACTCAGAGTATTCCTCAACGCCTGCAGATTGGCTGCAGACTGTGAGCTTAATTTTAGAGACTAACCCCGTCACGCAGATGGAGTTTCTCACCAACGAAGCCCTTAACGGGCTAAAGTCCGGATCAAGCGCTACTGGTCGGCCTAACCGCTACACCCATGTTGGTACTGAGATCCAAGTCTTTCCAGCGCCTGATAACACGGCAACCGGCTACACCGGGGAGCTAGTGTATTACGCGCGCATTCCAGCGCTTAGTGACAGCAACACAAGCAATTGGCTGCTCGACTATAGCCCGGACATTTATCTTTATGGCGCGCTGATGCAAAGCGCCCCTTACCTACAAAACGACGAACGAATTCAAATATGGTCGAGTCTTTATTTAAAAGCCATAGATGACCTAGAGGTTTCAAACCAACGAACAGCTGGCCAGACCAGCGTCAAAATGAGAGCGGCACCGCTCCAATAGGAAATTATATGGCTGGCTTTTCTGACTATCTTGAAAACAAATTACTGGCTCACTCATTTAGCAACACGGCTTTCACCAGCCCGTCAGCTGTTTATCTGGGCCTATTCACTAGCGCGCCAAGCGATGCTGGCGGTGGCACAGAATTAAGTGGCGGTGGGTACACGCGCAAGGTTGCCAGCTTCACCACAACAGGCGCAGCGGCGACTAACGCGAGTGCAGTTGAATTCCCCACTGCCAGCTCAGATTGGGGAACCATCGTCGCGGTTGGTATTTTCGACGCTGCCTCATCAGGAAATTTCCTTGGCTGGTCTAACCTGACATCAAGCCGCACGATTGAAACTGGCGATGTTTTCCGCTTTCCAGCGGGTGACGTGGACATAACACTAGACTAATGAGTCAAGGTTGGAATTATGGCAGTTTCGGCGCTGGTAGGTTTGGCCAGTGGAGCTACATTGATGGCAGCGCGACTGTCAATTCTGCATCGGCTGTGGCGGCGGCTGGTCAGGTGGTTACGAACGCTGCGGCAGCTATCAGTGCTGCTTCTGTGGTTGGTGCCAGTGGCAGTCGCGCTAGGACAGCAAGCGCGGCAATACCTGCGTCATCAACGATCACGGCTGCAGGACAGAGGTTTAGAAATGTTCAAGCGCTTATCACGGCTTCTTCAACAATCAGCGCAAACGCCGTTGTCATCGTTTCAGCAAGCGCTGAAATTAATTCGCAAAGCTCAGCAAGCGCTACAGCAACAACGCTACTCACTGGCTCTGCGGCTGTCGTCGCGGCCTCCAGCATTACGGCAATCGGTGGGCAGGTTAAGTTCGGCGCTGCAGCGCTCAGCGCTCAAGGCGTGGTCACAGCTAACGGCGAGATCAAGTGGCAAAGCGAACCCGGAGCCAGCACCGCCTGGACAGAGCAAACAGACATAAGCACAACTTACACCCAGCAACCGAGCGCCAGCACAAATTGGCAAAAAGTTGCGTAATAGAGAATAGAAATGGCTGATACATTTTCCAACGATTTACGCCTTCGCCTCCAAGAGAGCGGCTCTAACGCTGGCACTTGGGGTGACTTACTGAACGGCACAATTACCAACATCGCATCAGCCTTGGGCCAGGGTAGCGAGGCTATCCCTAACGCATCGACGCACACAATCACCTTGGCAGATGGCACCGCTGATGAGGCGCGCTCGCTTTACCTAAAATGCACAGGCGGTGGTCAGGCTTGCACAGTAACCCTCGGCCCTAACACGATCTCAAAGGTTTGGATAATTGACAACGCGACATCTTACACGCTGACCTTCAGCCAAGGATCTGGCGCGAACGTAGCAATAGCGGCTGGCGCTGTGAAAGTTATTGCCACCGATGGCGCTGGGTCTGGCGCGGCTGTGGTTGATACGTTAGATGGGTTGGAGGGGTCGCTTTCTAGCTTGACAGTGAGTGGCGAGTTATCTACCCCATCAGCAGGAACCTCTAACTTCCGCGCAGGTGTCAACGCAGGTAACAGTATTGAAAGCGGTGGCAACTACAATGTTGTCGTAGGCGATGAAGCAGGTACTGCGATTACTACGGGTGATTATAATGTTGCAGTAGGTTTTGCCGCAGGTGACGCAACTACTACAGGCAGTGAGAACATATCTGTAGGCGGTTATGCTTTATCCGCGAATACAACAGGTGCTAATAACGTAGGCGTGGGTTCTGGTTCTTTACAATCAAATACAACAGCGGCTAACAACACAGCAGTGGGTTATGCTTCTTTAGGCGCAAACACCACAGGCACAAGAAACAATGCTGTGGGTGCTGTAGCTTTAGACGCTAATACAACTGGTTCATACAACAATGCGTTTGGATATAATTCTTTAGGCGCTAACACTACAGGCGCTGAAAATGTAGGTATGGGTGATAACGCACTAGCGGCTAATACTGCTGGAAGTTACAACGCCGCACTAGGTACGAGTTCGTTAGCTAATAATAGCACCGCAAGTAACAACACAGCAGTTGGCTATGCTTCTTTAAACGCAAACACTACAGGCGCTCTCAATACAGCAGTTGGTAAAGATGCTTTATTAGCAAACACCACAGGTGAAAATAATACCGCAATAGGTGCAATAAGTTTAGACGCAAATACCACAGGAATACAAAATACAGCAGTAGGTATAAATGCTCTTGGCGCAAACACAACTGCATCTAACAACACAGCAGTTGGTACAAATGCTTTATTGGCAAACACCACAGGCGCTTTCAACACAGCAGTGGGTTATTCCGCAGGAGCCGCAAACACTACAGGAAGAATTGATGTGTTTGGTGCAGAAGCATTGGTTACCAATACAACGGGTGTTTCTAACGCTGCATTTGGCGCAACTGCTCTAAACGCCAACACAACGGGCAGCTACAATACCGCAATGGGTTCAGGTAGTCCCGGTATATATGGTGCTTTACAGATAAACACTACAGGTAGTTCAAATACCGCTTTTGGTAATCAAGCCCTCGCGCAGAACACAACTGCATCTAACAACACAGCCGTAGGTGCAAGTGCTTTAACCGCAAACACCACAGGCGATAATAACGTAGCAGTGGGTTATAGCTCTTTATCAGGCTGTACTACAGGCTCTCAAAACACCGCTATTGGGCAGAACTCTTTACTGAATTGTACTACAGGTGGGTATAATATTGCGGTAGGGCATCAGGCGGCATCTTGGCAAGCGGGGCTTATAACTGGTAATTTCAACATACACTTAGGATATGCAACAAAAACAGCCGCAACAGACACTAGCGACGAACTTGTAATAGCAACAGGTAATGATGGTTCAACAGGTAAAGGTAATAATACAGGTTTTTTTGATAATTTAACCAGTGGCATCTATCAGGTTAACAACTCATCTAGTTGGGCAACAACTTCAGACGAAAGACTAAAGAAAAACATTGTAGATAACAACACAGGGTTAAGCATCCTTAACCAACTACAGGTTAAGAACTTTGAACACAGGATTGAGTCTGAAATAACTGAACTTTCACCTGAACAACGCATTAAAGGTGAGGGTATTCAGATAGGTGTAATTGCACAAGAAGTACAGCAAATACTGCCTGAGTGTGTCACAGAACTTGAAACAGGTGTTCTTACTGTTGATACCTCAAACTTAACTTGGTATTTAATTAACTCCGTTAAAGAACTGTCAGCACAACTTGACGCAGCACTCGCTCGCATCACAACCTTAGAAGGATAAAGACAATGGAACCTCGCACTACAGAAGAACTAGCACAGGACTACTCAGCAATGGGTGACAGCATAGCCTTAATCACCGCAGTTATCGCAGGGAACTCTATGGCTGATGAGTCAGCAGAAGACCGTCAAGCCTGTGTAGACCGTAACACTCAACACCTTGAACTTATGGTAGCTAAAGATGATTGGGGTTCAGAGGATATGACTGCAACTAACGCAGCTATTTCAGCAGGTAATGGATATACAGCGTCATGAGCGAACCTACAGTAGAAATAGACGGACAAGAGTTTGCATTCAGCGACCTTGAGCAAGATGCGCAGGTAATGATTGGCCGCGTACAACAATTGCGCGAAGTGCAGCAAAACTTGCAAATTCAATTGATAGAAAACGAGCGCAGCATCGCCAGCTGGGAAGCGGACATTCGCAATTCAATCAAGCCGGTTGAAGCTGAAGAGTCTGCGTCACTGTGACTCAGAAAGAATTAACAGCCAAGGCTTTGGCCTCGATTGAGGCGCACGAACGAGAGTGCGTCGTTAGGTATCAAAGCATTGAGCGCAGGCTTGACA